GCACAACCCGGGGAGGCGTAGACAGCGTTTACACCCTGGCCAAGCAGCGCGCTGTTACCCGCTCGCTCAAGGCTAACCGGGCCAAGAAAGTGACCAGCATGGTCGCCAGCACCACCAACTACGGCACCGAGCAAGTGGACGCTGCGTTCATTGGCTTCGCGCACACGGACCTGGAAGCGGACATTCGCGATATGCCCAACTTCACGCCGTGCGAGAAGTACGGAAGCATGAAAGCGCTGCCGTACGAGATCGGCAAGGTTGAGGACGTGCGCTATATCCTCTCCCCTGTGCTAGATAGCTTCGCGGATGCAGGCGGCACAGCGTCCACCAATGGCGTGGTATCCACCACCGGTACCAGTGCAGACGTTTATCCCATCGTGATTGTGGGTAAAGAGTCTTACGGCCTGATCCCGCTCAAAGGTGCGGGCGCTATCACTCCGAAAGTGTTGAACCCTGACACCCCGCGTGGCGGCGATCCGCTGGGCCAGCGTGGCTCTGTGGGCTGGAAAGCCTACTACGTGTGCAAGGTTCTCAACGAGGGCTGGATGGCGCGGGTAGAAGTCGCAGCATCCGCGCTGTAATCGGGCTGGAAACGCAGCCTTAAACCGGAAGCCCTGGCCTAGCGCCGGGGCTTTTTTATAAGCAACACTGGAAGGTACCGCTATGAGCGAGATCAACACCGATGCAATGGATCGTGATGAACTGGAGGCGACCGCTGCAGACCTGGGCGTAACCTTTGCATCCAACATTGGCGATGCGAATTTGCGCAAGAAGATCAACCAGGCACTGGGCCAAACGGCACCAGAGATGGAATCCGGGCCCGCAGAGCAACCATTCGACGTGCCCAATCCCGAGAAAGAAAAGCAATTTGAAATCCGGATTGCCAAGCACGAACAGGACAAGCAACCCGTCCAGGGCGGCGTGAACGGCAAGAGCTTTGTGATCGAGCGCGGCAAGTCCGTTATTGTGGCGGCATCCGTTGTTGAGGCGCTAAACAACGCGGTTCAGTGGCATTTCGATCCCGAAACGCTAGAGCGCACCGACGTTCAGGGCTATCCATTCCAGATCATCCGCGAGGTTTAATCCATGACGTTCCTTGAGTTGTGCCAGCGGTTGCGAAAAGAAGTCGGGGCCGCCGGTAATGGTCCCGCCTCGGTCAGCAGTCAGACGGGCGAATATGCGCGCCTGGTCAGCTGGATCGAAACCGCCTGGCACGAACTCCAAAACTCAAGGAACTGGGCGTTTGACTGGGCAAAGGGGGCTGTTGAGCTAAATGCAATGGATACGGTTTATCCTTTGCCCGCTGATTTTGACCTGTGGAGGGCCGAGACGCTGCGCTTTAAAGGCTTTGCTGTGGAGGTTCTGCCCTGGAGCCAGATGTCCCAGGTAGGCAACGACACGTTTGCGTGTGTCGCCCAATCGCCTGACGGGCTTTTACACACAAATGCAACGCCGGAGGTAGGCGGGGATCTGACGTTTGAGTATTTCCGAACCCCTCAACGGTTGATTAACAACACAGACACGCCTCGCATGCCCGAGCGATTCCACATGGCGATCGTCTACCGGGCAATGATTCAGTACGGGCTTTATGAGAACGCGCCGGAAGTGGTGCAGCAGGCCAGGATAAATGATGCTTCTGCAATGTTTAACCTGGTTCATTCGCAGCTGCCGAGGATTGGCGCACCGGAGCCGTTAGCATGAACACGCCGCAATACGTCCCGCTGGGCGGCGGTATTGATCTAGTCACGTCTCCCCGGATGCTCAAGCCAGGCTCCTGCCTGTTTGCGATCAACTACGAGTGCCCTGTTACGGGCGGCTACCGCCGTATTGACGGCTACACCAAACTGGGCGCAACTCTGCCCGGCACCGGTCCGGTCCTGGGCGTGGTGTTCTTCAACGAAGACTACTATGCGATCCGTCAGAACGGCGCCGACGCGACTCTGTACCGGCTCGATGGCGGCACCTGGACCAGCGTGGGCACGGTCAGCGTAGGCCGGTATGAGTTTGACGAGGGCAATTTTACCGCCACCGCACCTGGGCGAGCTCTGTATATGGTGGGCGAGGGCAAGCCCTACGAGCTGAAGGGCGGCGTCTTGACAGAGATTACCGAAGCCGCCGCTGGCGCAAAATACATCGCAGTCCATAACAACTACCTGTGGCTGGGCTTTTCACAAGGCAGTGTCCAGTATTCTGAGGTGGGCGATCCGCTGGGCTGGGATGGCGCAGCCGGTGCGGGCGAAATTGGCACACAGCAGAAGTTGACAGGATTGCTACCCGGTACGGGTGGCGTACTGCACGTTGCTTGTCGGGACAGCATGCAGGCAATCTATGGCTCCAGCCCTCAGAACTTTGAGCGCCGAATCACGGTGCCTAATTCCAGCGTGAAAGCGTATTCGCTTCAGAGCATGCTTCAGCCCTACTTTGTGGCCGAGCGAGGGATCTCAAACCTGGAGGCAACCCAGCAGTTTGGCGATTTTCGCCAGCTGCAAGCGGGCGCCTCTACCGAGCCACTGTTCACTAAAGACGGATGGGCCAGCCGAATCCAGTGCAGCGGGCTCAGCAAGAGTCGGGCGCAATACCGCGTGTTCATTGACGACGGATCGGGCGTCTATCTAAGCCCCACCGGCACGACCACCGTGAAATTCCCGGACAAGCCCCAGGTTATGCACAGCGGCGAGAAAGCAAGCGGCGAGGAGGTGACGATTTTTGGCGATGATGCGGGCAACGTCTACCGCCTGGGCAACGAAGCGGAGAGTTTCAACGGCGAGCCCATCACCGCCTTTCTGACCCTGGCGTACAACGACCTGAGAAGCCCAACGGTTCGCAAGCGATTCCGGCGAGTGATATGAGATATCCGCTCTGGCTCCACAGCCAGCGTGACCTTTAAGCCGGATTTTGATTATGGCGGCAGCGCAAGCGCCGAAGCCCTCAGACAGCGCCTGAACTTCCTACTGTCCGGGGGATTGTGGGACGTGGCCAAGTGGGACGACTTCGTTTGGTCCTCGCCAATCATGGGCGAAGAACCGGCAGACGCCACCGGCACAGGTAACTCGATCAACTTTGCGATTCACAGTAACACGGTTAGCGCGCCACACGAGATGCTGGGCTACCAACTGATCTACTCACAACGGAGATTGCGCCGTGCCTAATCAGTATTATGACAACGACCTGGAGGCGCAGCGCTTCCAGCCGGGAACCACCGTGTCGGCAGATGCCGTTGATTCAAAACTGGACGAGATCGCTTCTGGATTTGAGGCTGTCGAGGTTGATACTAACCGGTCTTTGAAGTTCCCAGCCGAGCCAGGCACTAGCCAGGAATTTACCGCTACGGCTCTGGAGAGACGACGCAAGGTTTTGGGCTTTGACGAGAACGGGGATCTGATCGTAACCGCCGGTTTTAACTACCGTGGCAACTGGGCAGCGACCACAACCTATTTCACCAATGACGTGCTGCGAGATCCGGCGACTAAAAACCTTTACGTGGTGGTCAATAAGTTCACCAGTGGTGCAGCGATTGACCTGGAAAACCTGGCGTTAGCGATCAACGTGGAAGACGTGGAGGCCGCTAAGACCCAGGCGCAGACCGCTGCGACCACCGCGACCACAAAGGCGGGGGAGGCATCAGCCAGCGCGCTAAGCGCCAGTGACGATGCAGACGCAACCGCAGCGGATCGAGTGGCGACGGGCCAGGACCGTACAGCGACGGCAGCGGATCGGGTAGTAACAGGCCAGGATCGCTCCGCCGCGTCCATTTCCGAAGCCAGCGCCCTGGTCAGTAAGAACAAGGCGCAGAAGTGGGCCGAGGAAGCAACGGATACGCCCGTCGAGTCCGGGAAGTTTTCGGCCAAACACTGGGCCGAGCAGGCTGAAAATGTTGTTTTGGGTGGCGCTTTTAACGACAGCAGCACCAACAGCACTCAAGGCTGGACCAGCCAGAAGATCCAGAACACGATCAACAGCGCCACCACAACAGCCACTAGCAAGACCCTGACCGACGGGGAGCGCTGCTTTGTGACCGCAGCAACTCAGACAATCACACTGCCAGCCAGCCCGACTGCGAGCATGAGCGTGAGCATTGGGGTGCAGGCTTTTGAAGATACCGTGATCGCTCGCAACGGTTCTAACATCATGGGCCTGGCGGAAGATTTAACCATTGATAAAGCAAATGCCGTGGTGACGTTGCTGTATGTAAACGCTACCGAAGGC